AATTGTCTGGTAATTGTCTGGTAATTGTCTGGTAATTGTCTGGTAATTGTCTGGTTGTTGTCTGGATGAAGCGATTAGATAGTCATAAACGCTTCATTTAGTTTCATATTCAATAGCGGTGACTGTGCCACCGCCTCTCTTAATAGCAACAAGTGCTTCTTCTTTCATTTGTTCACAAAAGACAATGGATACTCGTTTGGAGTTTAGGAACGCACAGTCGTAATAAATAGTGATCATTTACTGGTAGCAATTTTGGTAGCGAGCTGATCAACAGGACCGTTCCAAGCACGACCACCGTTGTCTTCTCTGAAGGACATCAGCCACTGCTCTTTGGATTCGGCGTCACTAGGCAAATCGGTTGCGTGCCAATCATTGTAAAAAGCCAATGAATTGACGATGGCCATTTGCTCGGCCTCGGAGACGATTAGATGAATGCTCATTGATTTTTAGTTCGTTTGTAGTTGATTACTTGGCCGAAGTGACTGCTCATAATCCTATTGAGTATATAGTTAAGATGATGGTAATGATCACAATCCCTACGTTCCTTCTTAGGTTTGTGAATCATCCAGTACTCCATAGCATCTTGGATGAATTGAACGTGCTCATCAGTAATGACGTGGTCTGATGTTTTGATTGTGTCCATGGTAGTTAGTAGTAATCACTGATAAGTTTATCTAATGTATGGGGCTTAAGTAGATGTGGGGTCTACTGCCCATCATTTAGATCAAGCCGAGAAGCTTTGGCCAACCATCTGGATGGTCTGGTTCTAGCTCATACTCTCCTACTGGATCGAGAGCGACTTCACCTAAGCATTCTTCTTCTACTTGTCCATTAGTTGGTACAGGATACCAACCTTCGACAAGATAGGAATAAGACATTCCATTCTCATCTGGACCATAGTTGGGATGCTCTTCACTTGGCTCCCAGTAGATCATAAGTTCTCCTCGTTTGGTGCGATAAGTGCTACCACTTTTGGGGAGCTTATCTTCCTCTGGGTTGTAGTTGACTTCTGCTTGGAACTGTTTCTCGCGATCTTCTTGTGGAAATGGTGTATATCCAAAGGCAACTGCGATGGCTTCTGCTGTTTGATTGATCATGAGTTTAGTTCTGTAGTGGTGATGGTGATGATGGGGCGGAAGAGAAAGAATCTTCTTCCTTCATAAATTCTTGCATTACTTTCTCTTGCTCATCTGCAATGTCGTTGAGCATGAAGAAGTAATCTTGACGCATTTCTTGACGAAGTTCTTCGTTGTACAAATGTTGTTTGATTAATGACATGGTGTGAAATGATTAGTTGAATAGTTGAGCCTTTTAAGGTCATACTCAGGACCAACTGCAATTCCTATAAGGACTGCAAGTAGTCATCATAACGTAAAGCGCCAATGGTTAGTGCGTCTTTACATTCATCTTCAAACTCTTTCATATCTGTTGGGAGTGCATCCATATAACTGATGACATCCTGTTCTCTCCACTCACCACCCTCATAGGTTTGATAGTGGAGTTGCTGGGATTCACCCCCGTAATAAACGATGCGTTCTTTACGACCAAGTTGAGTTGGACCGTAAGTTTGATAGATAAACATGAGTTGATTAATAAATGAGTTAGTTGATATGTTGTTCAGCAGCCTGGCCCATAATAGGCCGAGGCTGATGTTGGACATACGTTAGTATCTTCTTGAGAATACTTTTCAATACCATAGATACCTGCTGTTACCAGCATGATTGTTATACCTAGGGCTAAGCCCCAATAAACAATTGATGGTACTTCTGGTTGTCTTCTGTAGCTATCAAGATGTACGTAGTGACCAGGTTTGATTTGGATAGTGTGCTTCATGATTCTGTTTCTTCTTGTTGCATTTTGATTTGACGAAGGTATTTAATTACACCTTCGATTTCAGGCATAGTGAAATGACTGAGGGGTTCGGCTGCACCTGGGAACCATACTTCGTAGGTGACTTCATCACCTGGAAGTAACCATCCATGAATACCAAGATTAGGTGGCGCAGTAAGGATACTTACTTCACCAATTAGATCATCTTGATACTTAGAGATGTAGGCTTCCTTAATAGCATGGTGCTGTTCAAAATAGAACTTGTGTTCTAGTTTCCAAGGCATCAGTAAATGAGCAATGTTGACGCTAGGGCTTACACCAATGGATGCCTAGATAATGATCAGTTATAGATAGGTGATTCGTAGATAAATGCTCTCTCGAAAGTTCTCCATGCATTCTTGATAGATGCACGGATCTCTTCTCTGTTGTTATAGATGACTACTGCTCTTTCCCCTGCAAGCTGGGTAAGAAGAATAATCAATGTAATTAAATGTATGATCAACCATTTCAATGGTCGATGCAAATGTGTTCGATAGAATTTACCAAAGGCATAGCCTGCTTGATATGTATGACGAATCATATTCGCCACAAAGTTAACGCAAAACAAGATAGCTGTAATGCTAAAGAGTTCACTACCTAATGCATAGATACGCATGGCGGCAGTAATAAAGCTGTCCAGATGGGACAAGATGTGAAAGGTAGTCATGAGTTTAATTTGATAAAGGTTGTGTGCCCCCTCGTGTAGAGAGTGAGGAGGCAATAGATCGGCAGGGGATTGCACCCTGCCTCCCGCTTTAACGGATAATCTAGATTACTTCGCAGTCAACAATTGTGTTACTAACACCCATGGTTTGTTTCCATGCGGCGTACCGTTGTTGCTGCTCAGCTTGGCTCTTATCATAGATAGAAGCCTTCTCCGCAGGACATGTATGGATACGTCCTTTGGGTGATACATAGACGTAACTACCATCATCTTGACGTTCGCCACGATGGATAGCTAGTTCTTCGTCATTGTATTCGTAGCCGACCTTTACTCTGTGAGTTTTAGATAGGCCGTCTTCGTTGGTCCACTCTGCTGCTAATTGATATAAGCCATCGGGTAAAACGATAGCCTGAACAACGGGCATGAGTGTACGTAGTGTTTGCAACATGATGTTGTTTGAATTGATGCCACGGGATTGTGGCAATACCTAGCCAGGGCGTTGAACCCTGGCAGTCAGCCTGTACTGATTAGGTGTTAACGTCTTGCTTTATCAGCTGCCCAAATGCAACCGCCAAGAGCAGCCAGTGGTAAACCACCGACTACAGCAGCGACTCCAATGATACCTGCTGTTGTAACATTAACGATTAGATCCTTGTCTTCTTCCTTCATGTTGTCAGCCGTCTTATTCATACGACCGATGAAGGTGTCAGGTCTTTCCATGTGATTACGGAATTTGTCGTAGTTAGCCATGATGGTAAATAGTTGATAGGTTAATTGGTAGGGTACCCATAAGTCTTACAGAATTCCATGTGTACCGCATGAGCTTCTGGTGACCAGTCTCTTGTGATGCACTGTTTACGTGTTTGACCTTCAAGTACTTTAGGCAATACAACCGCAGCACTAATACTACCGAGGGCTAGTACAAGTGTACCGATGAATGTAACACGTGCACTGGCGAGAACATTAGTGAACATAATGTGATGTAATAGATGCCACGGGATTGTGGCAATAGCTGACCCCGGCATTGCACCGGGGATGACCGCGTTAACGGATCAGCAAACTTCTTGACGGCAGCGTTGATCTGCAGTGCGCTCTTGTAGTTCAGCTATAGCAATGACCATAGCTTGATCCATAGTTACAGAATGTCCTGCATTTTGAGCTACATCTTTGAAGTTAGCTGCTGTTTCAACAATGTACTTAAGGCATTCTTCAAGGTTGTTAGGATACATGATGTGATGTAATAGATGCCACTGAATTGTGGCAATAGTTGGACCGGGGTTTGCACCCGGTCTCCCGCTTTGACGGATCAACTTACGGACTCAGCTCTGACCTTTGCATAATAGTTACGAGCCTGTTGGACTGTAACCTTTGTACTCTGGTCATTGAACTTGGTTCCCTTGAATGCTCTCTTGGTTATGTAAGCAACATCTTGGTCGCTTACAATTTCAAACTCGAAGTAAAACTTCTCAGTTACGAAAGCAATTGTTTGAGTTTGCATTTGATTTAACGCTGTGGTTTACATTGAAAGCTACGGTTTAATGTCCGTCAGCTAGACAAGTGTTCCTCTTAATGTGAAAATGATTCTCATTTCAAAAGAACTTAATTACTTCTTGAAGAATCAGGCGACGCGGAGCTTACCCAAAATGCGCGGGAAATGCTGTAAAATGGACGAAGTTTGTACGAATTCGTATCAATTCAATTACAATTGAATCTTAATACTTAATTCATACTTACTTTCGTCTACATTCCTAACATCTTTCCTCGCTCTTACTTACTTCCCACCCATACAATCCCACCCTTTCTTTTTTTTCCTCCCACCTTCTCAGTCGGAGACACTATGTGAGACACGTCAGGAAAATCATACCCTTTTTCAGGTGAAAACTGGGTTCGGCACAAAGTAAAGAACCCTGGAAAAATAATATATAAGTTTTTGTTACCCCAAATCCCCAGCCCAAAGAACTTTACTAAGAATTTATACCTAAATATAAAATTTTACAACAAAAAAAGCCCCGAAACTCGGCGCTTACCCCAAATATTTACCCCAAAGCCCGGTTAGTTTAAAAACCGGCGGCTTGTTCCTGGTACTTCTGGGCTGCTTTAGAAGCTTCACCCATTTTTTGTACATCTGGACGTTGACGAGCGAGCTCACGCTCGGCTCCCTGGATAAAAGTATTGACTTCTAGGTCGTTTGCTCCTGCATCCACAAGTTCTTGTGCACTTGAAGCAATGGCCCCCAGGCCAATTGCCCGTTCCATCTTTCCTTTGGAATCCAGTGCCCCTGGAAATGTCTTCATGACTTATTTATTTTGTCATTTAATATTTTACAGTCTATATGAGATAAGTTTTCACCGTTAAAATAAATATATTAAAGATAATAGTTTAATACCTGCTGATGAACTCTTATTACGGCCAGCCTCCTCAACGAGAAGAGAATAATAATCTTGGGATAGCAATTGGAGCCTTAGGTGCCGGAGCATTAGCTGGATTTGGTGGACGTGCTTTATATAAAAACATTAATGCTCGTAAAGCAAAAGCAAAAGCGGCAGGTGGACCACGTGGTGGTCAAGGCGGAACTGCTACTAGAGATAATCCAACAGCAGCTGAAGTATATGCTAGTGCTGATAAGAAATATCCTGATCCTGGTGTAGGCAAAGATGTTGAGTATCGATTCCCTGCTGGAGGGACTGATGAAGATATGTTTATTGTGGATGAAGCTACTGGAAAATTTATTAAACGTGGCGATTCTACTGCTGCTTCCTATGCAGAACTTGAAAGCAGTCCTAAAGTTAAAACTGCTGCTTATGAAGAAGGTTCTGCGGTTGACAAGTTAATGAAGTCACTGCTTCCAGAAGTAAATAAAGAAGCTGGTCAGATGACAGCTACTGAATCCTCACGGCAGACACGAGCACTGGATAAAGAAGATCAACGCTTGGCTCGCGGGATCTTAGCTGATATGAAAGGCGAGTTTCGTTATGACGTTATTGAAGAGCAACCTACAACTTTGGTACAAGTACAAGAAAGTAGGGAGCCACAAGTTGCGGTTAACGCTATGGAGACGGTTAATACAGCAGATGACCAATCAGATGGTAGGTTCTTGCGTAATCTTCAGCGGAACGAAGATGTGAACATGGCAGCAGTTAGCGAAGCTGTTGTTGATAATAAAGAAGCTGTATTAGATTCACGTATCTCTGATGCTTTATCCCAGTATTCAACGGAAGAAGCAAAACAAGCCACACAAGTAGGTCAAATACTTGAAACACAAGGTCCGTTAAGTGCAGAAGATACATTAAATGCTGCACGTGATCAAATGGTTTCTTTACGTTCAGACCTTGAAGCAAAAGGTTTTATACCTGGCACAACTAGATATGAACGCGCATTGGCAGAACAATTTAAAACAGGAGAAAGCAATAAAATTGGTGAATTAGCTATTACCGGAAAAAGTCTTAATAATGTAACTTTACCTTCAGGGCCTATGCGTCAAACAATGCAAAGTACAGAAACTAATGAAAGCCCAATACTTTTTTCACGTTCAGTTGTAAATGTTGGTGAAGATCCTTTTTCAAATATTACAGAAGCGGCTTCTGGAAGTTCTATCCGTGGACGATCTAGAGTTCAAAATCAACCTGACCAATTTACGCAACGTGTTGATTCTTCAGGGCGTCCTATTGAGGATGATCGCGTGTATAGAGATCCAGGTGGTACAAATACATATTCTTTTGGTGAAGAATTAAGCGAATTAGAAATGGATGTACCTTCTCCTGAGCCTAATCGATTAGTAAGAGACAGTATTACTGGAAAAATGACTTCCGAATTTACTCCTAAAGGTAAACGTGTAATTCAGTTGTACCAAGGTGAAGGACAACCTACTAAATCAATGTTTGTACCAACCACTGATCCAGGTGGTGTAGGTATTTATGGTGAAGAACGTTCTTTTGCTGCAGGCCCTATAACTAAATATGGAGAGAATCAAGGCAATTACACTTCTACTGCGCAACGTAAACCAACAGATCTTTCTTATACACCTAAAAAAGGTGCTGATTTAACTGATCTATCAACAAAAGAACTACAAACTTTTGCTTCTAAAGCAGTAAAGAAAAATCCAAAAGCAGCACAAGCTGCTATGGGTGAACTTGATCGTCGTGAAACTTCTAAACGTAGTATGGAAACTTCAGAAGCTTTAAGACGAGCTAATATTGAAGGACGAGATCCCCAACAGTTACTTCGTTCCATGGGCTTTGGAGTTTAAGCATGACAAAAGAAAAGAAAGATAAAAAGTGGATTCAAAAAGCCACCAAGAATGAAGGTACTTTTACTGCTAAAGCTAAACGTAAAGGGATCACGTCTGCTCAACTACAAGCTAACGTGGAAAAAAATCCCGATGATTACGATGAAAAAACAAAGAAGCAGGCACAGTTACGTGAAACTCTTGTAAAATTAAACAAAAGTAAAAAAGATAAAAAATAATGCCAAGAGATGCTCGCCTGAATACACCAGAAGATTCAATCAAGAAAGTTGATTCTGTTTTTAAAAAGAATTCTAAAATTGACTATGCGGATTCGTTTAAAGCAAAAGCTACGCAGCCTCCTTTTGATGTCAATCATTTTGATGCTTCTGATTTAAGAAATAAATTATTGGCTAAAAAACAAATACAGAACCCTGGCCTTAACTTTGTATCTGATGACCCACAGAACTTTGAATTATTTTCTGGTCTTGGCCGCTTTGATACTAACCGTGGTGACTTATATAATTTTGAACAAGGTGGACCGAATACACGACAGCGTTTCACTCAATCACCCGAATACAATCCAATGTGGGGTAACTTATATCGAGTAAGTCCAACCATAAAACCTAGCGACAGAATTACTAACCCATTCCCACGACTTAAGAATCCTGATCCCAAGGGTTATATTATGGCTTCTGCAGAACGTCAAGCCGAGAATGAATATGAAGAGAAGTATTCTGTTGCTCGTTTGTTAAGGGATCCTGATCCAACTTTAAGTGATAATGAAAATAGAGAAGAAACTGTTGAAGATAAAACAGTTTAGACTTAGTAGATAAGAAAGAGCATTATGGCGAAGGCAAAGATAGCAGGTTCATTACTTAGTAAGTTAGGCGGTCTCTTTAAAAAACCCGTTGTTGGTGAAGCTTTGACGAGTGGCGGTATAAATACAGGTTTGTCTTTACTGGCTGGTGCTAATCCAGTGGAAGCACTTTTGTACGGTGGAGCTGATGCTCTAGCGTCTGGAGCATCTGTTGGTGCTGTGCGTAAACTACGCGGTAGTCGCCGTGTTAGAAATACACTTGGGCTCCCTGAACTAGGAACGCAAACAATCACGAGACCAGATGGCAAGAGTATAACTCAACCTGTTCGTTCTAAGGTAGAAATGCCGGCTAACGTTGTGGCTTCTCTTGCGTCCACTATTCCTGTCAGTATGTTACTCAGTGCAGAGCAAGGTGTGCAAGGTGCACAAACCAGACAGGTTGATCAACAAACTTTGCAACGTGCCGTAGTTAACGATGCACCTAACCAGTTAGCTGGTGCTTACATGCCTGACACATTATTACAAAACATTGGGTTACCTTCTAGTAATGCGTTGATGGAACAGATTGAAAATGATCAAGGTCCAACAATACAGATGGATGAACGAGCCATGGCCAGAATTGTGGGGTTAAGTTAATGGGATTAGGTTCTTCTTATAAAACGGGCTGGACAAAAGCAGTTCCCCAGATGGGCAACAAAGATTATGGACAGACTGTATTACCTATAACTAAAAGTTCTAAAGATTTTTATAGTGGTTTAAAAAAAGAAGGTGTTGGCTTAGATACTCCTGCACAACTTGCTGGTGCCATGGGTGCTCGTATAGTAACTGATCTAGGTACAGACTCAACACGTCAAATGTATTGGCGATATAACCATCCGATGGCTATATCTGAAAAAATAGGAGAGAAAATTATTGGAGAAGGTATTAAGTCATATTCTCCTACACAACGTGCTGCAATTGGTTTAGCTGCAATTGGAATCCCAGTGGGAGCATCGCTTGGTACTTTTGATGCAACTAACCTTTCAGAGTATGGAAGACCTAAAGGCTTTGCCCAGTCTTACGCTGAACAAGGTTCTGACGATAGGCGTGAAACAGGACAGCTTGCACCTGAGTTAGTTGATCGTTTTGTATTAGGCCGTCAAGGCCGTCCCCTAAAGTATGCAACTGCAAAAGAAGATATTCCTAATTTAACAAAAGAACGTTATGCAAACTATATGAATTATTTGTATAACGATAAAGGTCCACTAGGAATTGGTATAGTAAAAGGAACAATGGAAAATCTTGAGGGCGTACCTGAAGCTCGTATTGTTGGTTTTCCGGTTGGTTTACAAGCAGCAGGTGCTTTGGTTGGCGGTGCAGCAGCAACTCGTGGTGCACTTGGAATAAATGCAGGAGAGGAAACATTAGCTGGAGGCATTGGCCCAAAGCAAAGACGTACGACAAAATCTGTTGACACATCTCAAGATGTCTCTGGTCCCTTCCCTAAAGATACAAATGTTTATCGTAAAGGCGAAAGAGTTGTTAAAATAAGGGACGGGTCAGCCGGACGCACTGGTACCAGGGTTGATACACTTGGACCACGTGCCCGTACTGTTGCTGCATTAGGTGCAGCGGGTGCTTTAGGTGGAGCTTTAGCTGGTAAGTTTGTTAATACAATGATTGCTTCTGCTGGACAATCTGATTTACCAACTACACAAGAGTATGGTGTTACTCGTCCTATGGTTTAGTTGATATAGAATTTACATAACAGACAGTAAATTAACAATTGGGTGAAATATGGAGAACTACTACCAGCCAAATATTCCCGGTGTAAATGTAGCAGCTGATCCAATGGGAAGAGCTTTCCTACAGAATGTTCAGAACATGGGTTCTAATATAGGGCCTAAAATAGCACAGGCTCGCCAAAGAATGACTCCAATTATGCAGCAGGCATATGCAGGGGATGCTATGGGGATGCGTGGGCAATTAGTGAGCCGTGCTGGTTTACTTGGAGGAGCATTAGCAACTATTCCAGGTGCTTCAGAAGCCATGGGAGAGGGTCGTCAATTAGATGCAGCTGCTCAAGTAGCAACTGGAATAGGTGGTGGGTTAGTAGCTGATCGCATTGCAAGATCTGTAGGTAGAAAGAATCCTCTAGCAGGTGCTGCTGTGCAACTAGGAGGCACTTTAATTTCTGGTTTATTAGGGCAAGGTGTAGGTGAGGTAGCTGAAAATGTTAAAGCCGGTATCACAGGCAAAGATCCTGCAGGAAAAACTAGCCGTGCGGCAACCAGAAAACAAATAGAAGATGATTATTCTTTGATGGCAGATTTACAAGCTAAGTATGGAGCTGCTGCTTTAGCTCCGACAGTTGCAATGAATAAAGATTTACTAGAACATTCGTTACTAACACAATATCAAAATGATAAACGTTACGAACCATTAGCGAATCGTATAAAAAATGCAGATATGGTTCGTCAACAAGCTTTGATGAATACTCAAGCTAGTAACTATGCAATGCTCGGTACAGTAGCAACTGCAGGTAAACTAGCAACAGGCGCACAAGTAGAAGCTGGTGCAACTATGCGCACGATGCTTTCAAACAATCCTTATGCAGGCAGTGTAATGCAGGCACCTAACATTAGCTTTGGTTAATTATGTCGTACTTTGGCACACCACAAACTTCCCTTGCTGGTAGAGCAGATCTTTTCCAGGCCAACCCGGATTTCCAATCCTTATTGGATGCTAGTTTATTTGATTTAGGTACTGCATCTAATTCAGATCTTACCCAAACCACAGCTGCACCTGCCACAGGCCCCAGTGGTGCATTAGGTGCTAGTGACCTACAGCCTGCACCTATTACTCTCAATGGTGTGGCCTTTGGTCAAGGATATGATATTAGTGATAAGGACAGACTTAACATTGATCTTGCCAGAGCAATGCAACCTGATGATTCAAAATATGATCAAAAGTTAGAAAAATTAAGATCTGCAATGCGTGAAGAAGCAGTATTTGCAGATAAGATGGGCAGAAAAAATCTGATCTTAGGATCACTTCTAAAAGATATTCCTAAAGCAATTACCAATATGGCAATGGCTGGTACTGTATACAATGCACAGAATGCAGTGGCTCCATACAATGCAGCTCAATATGGTAGACAGTATTTTACCTAAAACTTTCTGCTTGTAAAATAGTTAAAACAGATAGAGAGAGAACGTTGTGAGTTTTACTAGTAATTTTGGTGTAAGTGTACCGAGCGGTGCTTTTGACTTAAGTAAGAATTTGTTCGCTGGAGGGGGATCTGGTCTTCCTTCTTTCCAAGATTCGATTGATGCGGGCGGTTTTGCTGGTTCTAGCGGAAGCGGAGGAGGTTTTCTAAATAAATTGGGAGGCTTGGCAGGAAAGTTTGGGGGTTTGTTTGGTGGTGATGATGATATGGGTCAAGCATTAGGTCTTGCTACCTTACAAGGTAATCTTGGTATTCAAGCAGCTAATATAAATAATATGGCAGCTGAAGTTGCTGCACAAAATGCACAGAACAGTCTACTTACTGACTATAATTTACAGCGGATTGCTAAAGGTGATCGTCAACGCTTTAATACAAATCGCCTTGGAAGACAAGAGAACTTAATGGCTGTCGTTCCACAGCTGGTAAACAGCGCCACATACTCAACTAAGAATCCAAACGTGGGTGCTGCAATGGGTGCACAATTAGCCGGTATGATTGGTTAATAGATACGTATAGTTTAGAATAACAATATTAGTTGGCACGTATTAAATAATGAGTTTCGGCAATTTTATCAAGTCGGCTTTACCTATTGTAGGTGGAGCTTTTGGTCCTTTAGGTGCGGTAGCAGGAGGCTTAGCCAGTGCTGGACTGACAAGCCTTGGCGGCTCTTCCAGCGGTGGAGGGTCAGCAGGAAACATAGGTGGCATGGGAAACGCTCAGGCATATGTACCAAAACCTTTACCAACACCATTTGGTAGTGTAGGCGATGCAGAAAATTTTCTTAATGAATACACGGCAGGTAATCTTGGTGGGCTGCGTAGAGATGATGCCTTAGATATGGCATCTAATAATTTATCTCCTTTTGATAGGAATAAGTTATTAATGACTGATGCTGGTAAAGAAATTGTAGGTTTCCAGTATGACCCTGGTAAACGCCGTGAGTTAGCTTCTACCTCTAGTGATGCAGCCTTTGGTGGCTATTCTGCTACTCCGGGTTTTGTAGATCAAATCTCAACGCAAGCAAAAGACTTAGGTGCTACTACACCTGAGGAGATTCAACGTCTTGCATTTAATGCCGCAGCCAGGTCACCTAGAGGCCAGAAGATGTTTGCAACAGGACCACAGACACAAATGGAAGCACAATTCGGCCAGCTTCTCCGTGACGGCAGAGGTGGTCTTACTGGTAAGTATGATGTAGGCCGTGGTATGGAAGGTCTCATCAGCAAGCGTATCGCAAACGCATAACGGAGTTTAATTATGGCAAAACAATCTTTATTTGATATTGCAAATCAGTATGGCCAAGGCTCGGACTTTGGTCATTACGATGCTGAAATTGCTAAAGAACAAGGTTATAGCAACCAAGATATTTTAGATTTTTTAGATGCTAATCCTGGCAAGCTAGCTGCAGGCAATAAAGCAGGAGGATCAGATGGTTTATATGATGAACTTTCTGGCAACACTCTTAACTTTGGCAAAAGCGTAGTAGCTAATCGCGGTGGAGCATCAGGTGCAGAGATTGCTGAATCTAACGCACAACGTGATCAGCAATTTGCATTAGATCGTATTGCAGCAGCTGGTAATGTACAAGCCAACATTCAACGTCTAGTAAATAGTGCAAATATGTATGCTGCTGATAGTACCGCCACGTGGCAAATGTATGGCGCTGATGCAGCAAAGGATGCAAGTATATATTCTGCTGATGCATCTGAACGTTCTACTAAATATGTAGCTGATGTAGATCGAACTAAAGCAAGAGAAGTAGAAACCATTAGAGGGAGCTTTGGCCTGCAATTACAAAGTATTGTTAATGCAGGTGCAAAAGAAGCTGAAGCAGTAAGAGGTGAATATCAGCTAGCTAATACTGACTTAACAGGACAGTATGGTTTAGAGAATACTCGTATTGCAGGAGCAACTGCCCGTGATGTTGCTAATAGTAATAAAGAGGGGCAAATACTTGGATCTTTAATGTCTGGTTTCTGGTCTTAACTTAAAGCTTAGTTGATAGTATAATTAAAGAATAAATCGCAAGTTTAAAATGGCAAGTTATTCTTCAGACGGTGGAAAGTACGACAAAGAGGCCAGTGTACCTTTGACTGACTTTCAAGATTTGCTTGACAAGTTAGAAGATTCTAAGAAGCGTCAGCAACGCCAGAAGTCTGTCGAAGGTCGTCGTGACATCTACAGCCAGGGCCTTGCTTCGATGATGAGCAATTTCTGATACAGTTTCTTTTTATTTAAAGAAGAAGCCTGGTTATAAGTGTACTTAAACCTTAGTAAAAATAAGTACACTTATTAACAACTTACCCTAAAAAGATACTGCCGAAGCTCATGGCTAATGATGTTGATACTACTTATGAAAATGATGATTGGTTTGACATCGATCAGTACAAAAAAGCAGCGCAAGTTGCCTATGATTTTTCTTTAGGTAAAATGGAGAAAGCAGGAGATGAAGAGCGAGAAACAATTGGGAAAGGCGGAGAAGAGCAACGAACTACCAATCGCCAACAGCAGCAGTTCTCTGAAAAAGACGAAGAGCGCGATTACAAGCAATCCCAAAAAGCATACAGATTCTGATATTAATATCAAGTCGTTTGCAATTTGGCTTGATAATTTAGATAGTGCCTCCAGGGAATCTTTTACTGCATTTGCAGAAGATACCTTTTCGCCTATTCAGGTTTATATTTATGCCAAGTTCCTTGGGTACGATGGCAGTATTATTTGTGTAGATGATTGGGTAGCTGAAGTTTATCCAAAGCCTGATCATTTAAAAGTCTTACTGTATGAAATTGAAGAGATGCAGGAAGACGTACGTAAGTTACGTTTAGATATTGAAAATTATGCCGTTAAGCGTGACGCTGGTGTAGCACGTATTGCACAGATGCAAAAAGAAATCCGTGGCACTATTGCACAAGTAGATGCCTTTGTTTCTTCTAAAGACAGGAAAGGTCTTCTCCTGGCGGGAGCAGACCGAGCTATACGTGAACTTAATTCTGTATTTAAAGACGATCCAATTGAAGGGCCTTTACAAGAAGCTGCAATGTCTGTCTGGGCTAGAATTCAATTTGAAGACTAATTGGTTACATGGAACCAACCAATCAAAATCAACAAGCAAGTGTCTTTGATAAAAGAGATATTCAGTCTCTTCTTTTAGATATTGAAAAGAACCGCAAGATAACTGGGACACCTATGCAGCCAAGTATGGAAGATGCTGCTGATCCAGCTATCTTTCAAGACTTATTAAATAAAGTACAGAATAGGCCTAATGGATAAACCAAAGGTACCGCCTGAACTTCTTGCTTATTATAAAAAGAAAGTAGCATCAACTCAAGGTATTGAAGCTGAAGAACTAGCAAATAAAGGATTAAAAGCTTCTCGCGCCGCCAAGAAACATAAAGGCAAAAAGTAGAGTACCATTTAAGAAGTACTAGAAACATATTGTGCCTTCACATCTTCATCTTGCTTATAGACGTAATGCAAAAGCTGCTGCTGCAAATCATCGTCTCCGCAAGACAGATCAAGATGATATTTTTGAAAGGGCAAGAGAAGACTTTGGTTTCTTCTGTGAGTATGTAGCAGATAAACCTCCAGCCACACATCACAAGGAATGGCACAAACAATTAGTTACCAATCAAGATAGCTCTTGTCTGACTAAAATTGCTGGCCCAAACATCGACTTACTGGGACCACGGGGATCAGCTAAAAGTACTGTACTAGGTTTATATACTGCGTGGGCGATTGGTATCCACACAACTGCTAAGAAGCCACTGCAAATCCTTTACCTTAGCTATACGGTTGATATTGCACGTTCCAAGTCAGCCACAATTAAAAGAATTATTGAATCAAAAAAATATCAAAACGTTTTTCCTAAAGTTAAACTACTAAAGAATGTAACCTCTAATGAGTACTGGTCGATTGACCATAAGTTTGCTGGTATTGATACAACAGGCGAAGAACAATTTACTTTATGTGCAGCTGGTCTTAAAGGTTCAGTGACTTCCAAACGTTCTCACTTAGTTATTATTGATGACCCTGTAAAATCTGCAGCTGACATTGGTAACCCGGATATTCGTAAGATGATGCAAGATAACTGGAATGCAGTTATTGCACCAACGATGTTTGAAGGTGCAAGGGCAATCTGCCTTGGCACTAGATTTCGACATGACGATATCCATGCAACAACATTCTCTTCACAAAATAATTGGATGCAGATTGTGTTATCTGCAATTTTAAATAATGAAGAAACAGGAGAAGAAGAGTCTTACTGGCCAGAGATGTGGTCATTGGACTATCTAAAAGAAAAGAAACGACAGGCACCAATTGCTTTTTCTTTTCAGTACATGAATCAAATCGTGAGACAAAGTGAACTCTCATTGGCACCTGAACTGTTGGTTAAAGCAGAGATTGCAACTGAGTTTGATTGCCTTGGTATTGGTGTTGATCTATCAGCAGGTATTAAAGAAAAGAATGACTACACAGTTATGGTCCTGGGCGGACGTATCGGAGACAAGATACATATTATTGATTACCGCAGGATTCGTGTCATGGGTAACCTAGAGAAATTAGATGCGATGAAAGAGTTATTAAACGACTGGTCGATCATTGGTAAACAAGCAGACGGCTTGTGGTTTCCTACCTACAACACATGTGACATTTGGTCAGAAGCAGTACAGTATCAGGCTTCCTTAGAAGCAGACTTTAAACGTGTCTGTTTAAACGAGGAGAATCTTTACAACCTTATCTGGCATCCTGTTAAAGGTTTCCGTGCAGATAAGCTTGCTCGTTTTCGTGGGATCATGGGTATGTTTGAAGATCGCAAAATTGTCTTCAATAGGTATAGAAATTTTACTAATATGTTTGAAGAGCTTACTAATTTTGGTACTAGTTCTCACGATGATTGTGTAGATGCATTAGTATGGTTAGTAACAGGATTAATGAAACGCGGTAAACTACAGCTGGATTATTAATGGAACATTTAGTTGCAGTTGTTATTGCTGGTATTACAGGGGTTGGCTGGGGCACAGGAAAGATCTTTGCACGTTTACGCACCCTTGAAGATCGTATTGATCACTTCCCCATGGAGTATGTGTTAAAGCAAGATTACATTAGAGAGATGGAAAAAATGAATAGGGAATTTGATAATATTAATGATAAGCTTGACAAATTAATGGAAAGAGTTTTAACGCGATGAGCTACTTCATTGAGCTAGAAGAAAACCTTGATGGCGACTTATTTTTTCAGATTCCAGAAGAAGTACTAGAAACACTTGACTGGCAAGAAGGTCAACTGTTGACTTGGGATCTTAAAGGCAATGGTATTGTTGTTTCAGCTTTAGATGATACTTCAGGTTACGAACAAGTAGAATAACTTGTAGTGATCATAGTTTTATGCGTACTTATATTCAACAACCAGGCCAAGTAGGTGTTCAAGGTGGAACTATTGGTAATGCTGGTTACCTTGCTCAGATGCCACCACCTATCAATCCTGCTGCACACAGAGGTGCACAGAAGGGAGCAAAAATTTACAACAAAGGAATAAATACAGATAATCCAAACGAAAAGAAAACTTTTTTAGATAGGACCGGACCACAGCTTCCACCAATGGCAAGACAAATGCCATTGGATATGAACATGGGGCAACTCAATGATGCTTACCTGCAAGAGCAAGAGCAAGAGAAGCAACGTTTAATCCAAGAACAACAAGCACAATCTGAATTGAATGCTTCGATGTTTGGTGGTAGTCAATATGGTCAAGCTGATCAGTATCCAGCTACAGGTGCTGGCTTCCAAGCAAAATATGTGAGTTGACATGGCAGAAAACGATTCAAAATACACGAAACCAGATCTTCGTGAACGGATTAAAAACCGTGTCATGAAAGGAACTAAAGGAGGTAAAGCTGGTCAGTGGTCAGCACGTAAAGCACAACTCGTAGCTTCCGAGTATAAGAAAGCTGGTGGCGGGTACAAAGGTGGAGAAGGTAAGAAGCAAAAATCTTTAAAGAAATGGGGTAAGGAAGATTGGCAAACTAAAGATCAATATGAAAAAGGTAAGAAAGCTGCTACTGCAGCCAAAAAAGCTAAGGACAAAAGATCATGAAACAAGCTAAAAAAGATTTACAGAAAATCTCTAAGCAATTGAAAGGTAGTGCCAAGATGCACGCCAGCCAAGCCAAGAAGCTTGACAAGCTTGCTGGTAAGTATATGGAGAAAAAGTAATGGGTTTAGCAGGAAAGTTTTTACCAGCTTTTAAACGTGAAGGTACTGCCTTTGTGCCTACACAAGAAATGAATAATGTAATAAATTTAATGCAAAGCAAAACAAATATTCCTATTAATATTCAACCTGCACCATCTGTTATAGCTGATATAGATGGAATGGGAATGTGGGGATCAGGAGGAGGAGTGAACTTTGGCGTCGGAGGTGAAACTTATGTTGATCCTGTTTTTGGCGATGTAACGGTTGCAGCACATGAAGCTGCTCATCAAGCTTTTCCAAGTAGTCTTGCAACTGATCCAAATACGCCTAAAAAATTTCAAGAACTACTTGCGACCAGGATGACTCCAGAGATGGTTAATTCAGGAGCAGCAATGCGAGCCGGATATGAAAATTTTGGTAAACACAGTCTCATAGAAGAAGCTAATGCACAAGGTGTTGCATATGAAGCAATGAAGCAAGCTGGCTATGAACCTAATAAACTTGGGTGGTCAACAATGCTTAGTTACCCTGCAGAATATAGTTTTGGTGGGCGTTACGATAAGGCTAAACCCATATATAAAGAAGTATTTAATAAACCTGGTTTAGCTACTTTAATGCCAAAAGAAGCAGCTGAATTGGATAGAATACAAAGTTCTTTTGTTCCAGCAATCGAAAGACAATTTGGTTATGGTCGGAGCAGGCTTAGATAATGGCAGACAAAGCAATCCAATCTGACGGTACGACCAAACGTTACCTACCCAAGAAAGCATGGGCTTCTCTTTCCAAAGAAGAAAGGGAAGATACTGATCGTAAGAAACGAGAGGGATCTCGTAAAGGCAAACAATTTGTCAAGAATACTGAGAAAGCAAAAAAGGCTGGTAAAGCTGCTAGAATGTATAAATCAAAATCTGGGAAATAATGTCTGAAGTAACTGGTCGTATTAAAGAGATTATTGATTCCTACATCGAGCGCGATGGTGGACAGTATGTTGATACGGGCATTGTTGCCAGTCATATTGCACAGATGAAACTCTTTGGCATTCGCCAAGGTGTTGAATTTTTTCCTGCACAAGATAACTTCGGTAATCAGCGCAAGGATTTTATTAGTAAAGTAGTTAAATACAACAAATTAGATACACGGTTAGATTCGGTTTGGGATTACTTTCTTTGTGATGGAAAAGGGCTTTTTTACATCCGGCCTACTGAAACTAATTATCGTCTCTATTTTTTCCGTAGCCATGAGTATCGCAGTTATTACAATGTCGATGGCGAACTAGAAGAAGTTGTAATTATCTATAGCTATAAGGTAAAGACTGGTAAAGCAAATATGTACCAGGACATGGGCCTTGGTGGTCTTGATTCAGTTCAAGGTACAAAACCAGGTGATACTCCAGGTCAGAAACGTTATATCCGATTGTCGATTAAAGCGACCACAATTGAAGAGACACACTCAGAAGGTGAGATGTCTTTTGATAATGTCAATGGAATGATGCCAGGGAAAACAAAGAAATTTCCTAATCAATTACGCTTTATTCCTTGTGTTGAGATCTTCAACAATCCAAAGGGATTCACGATGGATGGTAGCGGTGAATTTGATCAGATGGCAAATCATATTGTTGCTCATGATGATCTTGTTCGCAACATGAAGAAGAACTTACAGTTCTTTGGTAACCCTACGTTGCTATCGTCCAGACCTAAGACAGATCTAATGGAGCCTGGTAATTCTGAGTCTGGTCCGCAACGACCATCGATTGCAGCAAACTCAGGTTTCACAAGTATGGCTTCGATGAGCCGATCTACTTTTAAACAAGATCCTATTACTCGTGGACTAGATGGTCAGATGCGTGTGCCACGGGTCATCGCTAACCTTGAACCGAATGATCGTGTTGGTTACATTGTTCCAGATGCTATCTCAGGCGACCAAAATGCTTTCGTACGTCAGTTCAGAGAAGAGATCTTAACTTCCTTAGGTGGTGTAGACGAACTCTCTATTTCCGCTGGTGTGACTGCAACTGAGTACAAATCACTATTCGGACGTGTTGCAGCAACTAGCAAAAAGAAAGCTAATT